CGCTTGAAACTCCGCGTACCTACCTGATCCTGATTCTCCATCACCTATCTTAACTGTGTTGTTTGCGGAGCTAATACGAATATATTCTCTATTAAATTGCTCAGCGTCTCCTCCTTCTATAACTAAATCAGGGTAATCTCCAAGGAATTGACCTTTTTTAGTAGAAATAGAAAAGTTACTATCAAAACCATATAAAAATTTTATTTTACCTGTTGTATCACCGCCATTTAGGCTGTTGTAATTACTAAGTAAAAGCTCAGAAGGATCACCTTCAAAAGGAGTAGATAAGTTTACTGTTGAACCATTAATAAAAATATCGCTATCGCCAATAGTGGTTTCATCTGTAAATACAGGTACACGATTAGTGGTTCCAGTCCCTTGCACTCCGCCACCGCCGGCTGAACCCCAAGAAAATGAGCCATCGCCATCTGATAATAATGCTTGCCCTAAAGTTCCAGTTCCTGAAACATTTAATTTGTCAGAATTAACAGAATTGTTAGCTAATTTTTCTGTTGTTACTGCTCCACTTGTAATAGTTAATTCGGTTGCTCCTGTAACTTCCCCTGTATGGGTTGCATTAGGTGCAGAGTTGGTAACTGTTACATCACCCGTTGCTGAACTTACAGAAACCCCTGTTCCAGCTACTATTGAATTTACTTCGCCTTGACTTTCGTCTTGATACAATTCGTCAAAGTTTTCATTTATCCATTGAAAAGCAGTTGCTAACGGTGTACCATCACCTGAATTTGCTTCCACATCAGGAATTGTTACTATTCTTTTTTGTGCCATTTTATTTGTTTTTTAAGTTTAAAGTTGTGTTTGGTCTGCAGTTAATTGTGTTGTGTCAGCGGTGTATATTGTTAAATCAGCCGTTAATTTAAAAGCATCCCAACAAAGCGGAGCAGATAAATCATTTACTGCATTTGTACTCCAACGTACATCAGCACCCCAACTGTTGTTGGTTAGCATTTCACAATATACCTTTCCCCAATTTATGTTGTTTGCCATTTTTTATTTTTTTTAAAAACACTTTTAATTTGTTTATGTTTTCTTTTTTTACTTTGTATCTTTTTTTTAAATCACCCACCCTGTAAAGTTTGAATCTGTATCTGGGTACATATCGTCATTTACGTTCAGATAGTACTCTGGATACGTTGCTTGGTTAAAACTCATAAAATCAATAAAACGTCTTGTGTAGTGTTGTGCTACATTACGTTCTTGTTCAACTAAATAATCAACTTCGTCTTTGTCTACGCTTTGTGCAGTTTCGCTGGTGTGTTTATATACACCACCATTTGAAATTGTATATGCCGCATAAGGCAAAAATTCAACTTGCGCCCAATGTATTGTCATTGGTTTAACGTAAGTTTCTAAAAGTGTTTTATAATCGCTATTTGCTGGGTCGTTTATTTCGTTTGCTATAATTAAGTCTTCTAACTTTTCATAAAGTTTAGTTCCTAAATAATTTTGTATGTGTATTTCTTGCGCTATTTCAATGTACTGTATGAACTTGTCGTTGTCCACATTCCCATTCATTATTGAATAGCGTTTTATATCTCGTGTGCTTATAAAAAGTGCTTTAGCCATTACTTAAATCTTTTATTTTTAAACCCCCTGTTTGGCATATCCTTTGGCTTCATTGAAACCTCTTTTTCATTTACAGGGTTAAACCCATCTTTACGAGCCTTGTTAGTTGAAATGTTAGGGTCTTGGTTTGCTAAATTACCTTGTGTTTTACCTTTAAAGGTTTGTCTTAACCATTTGTGGTGACAATCTCCGCCCCCTTTATATTTCCAAATAGAATAAGTAGCAGCACCACCTTCACCCCATCCAGCATTAACCGCTCTGTTGCCCATTGCAATAATGTCTTCTTTTCTGTAAAGTTTATCGTATTGCACCATTTTTTTGCAGAACTCACGGCTATTTGCACTAACAGTTGAAGGACTGTATCTGTAACGTACTTTATAAGGTACACCATCAACAACTTTGTCTTGTTTTGACTTACTGTTGGGTTTTGCAGTTCCTGTGCTTACAAAGTTCCAAATCTTACTTAATAAATTAGGTTCTTTGGCTTCAGCCTCTTGGTCTTCTAATTCTTCAGCTTCATAATCTACTTCTTCACTTGAAATTAACTCCCAATTTTCAAGGTCTTCATCTTCGCCTAAATCAATTAAAGCCTGTGCAACCTCATCGTCGCTTTGTTTACTATCTGCAGAACATTGAACCGACATTTTAACACCTGTTTCTTCTTCTTTAGTTTCAGCATCCATTCCTGTTGTGTCTGTAAATTCTAAAGGTTGGATAGTTCTAAAGTAAAGGTTTAAAGAAATGTCATTTAAAGCCAATATAGCCTCTATAGCGTCAGTAAATTCTTCTTGGTAGGTTTTTATCGTTAGGTTGTCAAAAAGCAATGTAGCGGTCTTTATTTCGTCTGCATTGTTACCTAAACCACTATTCCCGTCACGCACACCTAAAAGCATTGGTGAAGTAACCCTGTGACCTACAATTAACTTTCTAAATGCTTCGTCACTTAAATACTCGTAATGCGCGGGTGCATCGTTTAAAGGAATATCGTCAATAGTTGTTTTGCTTTCAGCGTTGTTGTTAAAAGCTACAATTACCTTTTCACCTCTTGAACCTGTAAGTTTGTTTAAAACATCAGACTTTACTTCTAATTGCTTTTCTTTGTCTGGGACACCGTTGTTAAAGTTTACAACCTTTGTACCACTAAAACCATTAATTGTGTCGTTAATTAAATAGTCAGCAATTTCTTCTTCTAAAACTGCATAAGGCAATGCCCCTTGATAATCAACAGGTGGGTAATAATAAGAACCTGTTACATAACTACTAACAATGTATAATTCGTTTCCTTTTTTACCACCAAATCCAAAAGCTGGTATGCGTTTAGGTTGGTCACTTGGTTTAATTTTAGACCAATCTGGGTGATAATACCACGCTTCTACTTCGCCATCTTCATTGCATTTTTCAGCCCTTAAGGTTTGCATTGGAAAGTGTGTTACTTTTTTAACAAGTCCTTTATCATAGGTAACTTGTAAAGCAGCCATTCCAAGCATTTTTCTGTCCATTACCGCAGACTTCAAACAGTTCTTAGAAATTAAAGAACGCATTTGTGCATATTGGTCTGGCTTGCGGTTAGAATCAGTAGCATCTAAACCTTTACCGTATATCATTTTAGACATACCGTTTATAATAGCGTTGTTCGTTGTGCTACCTTGATACCTGTCTATTAAATACTGAAAGTAATTATTGTCTTCACCGTACTGAACCCAATCCTTATTTTTAACCTCAACAATTTCTGGTGAAGTGTATTTACTTAAATTTACTATGTGAATATTATCCATTATAATATAATATATTCGTTGTCTGTAACATTGCTCGTATAAACGTCTTTGTTAATTGAATAATCTAATACGTTTTGACTTGTGCAAAATACCTTGTCTTTGTAAACAATATCGTTTACATTATATACTGTTAAATTGTAAAACCTACCTTCAATTAAACTAAAAGTAATGTCGGCAGTTAAATAGTATTTATCCTGTGTGAAAGTAGCGCTTATTTCTACTTCTGTATTTGTGCTTTCGTCTACCAAAACAACCTTAGTCGCATTATATTCACGTGGTATGAATTTAAGCGTTTGTGCAGTCTCTATTGGTCTTAAAACAATCATTTTGTCCGTTTAATATAAAAACAAAAAAAAGGGCAAGTTGTTAAAACTTACCCCTTCTTTTAATTAAAACCTAATCTAATTATGTACCACTAACAACAGTTGTGTGTGCGGCGTCACCAATAATTGTTGGGTCAATAAAACTTGCTGGCTCTTTTTCAGTTCCTGTGAAAGTAATATTGTAACCGTTTAAATCTCCCATTGCAGCACCACTTGCGGTGTTTACAACTACCTCGCATCCGTTTTCAAATCCAGCCATTCTAAAGTTTCCATTGTAGTCTTCAACAACTACTAAAGGTCTTCCGTAAGCTAATAACTTAATTTCCTTATGATCTTCTTTAGTAAGTTTTTTAAGTGTTAAGTTTAGCGTTTGCTCAAAGAATGTTGTACCATTCTCTCTTGAAGCAGTGATAGTTTGCTCAAAGCTACTATTACCCTTCAACTCATATTTGTAGGCAGTTACAGCACCCAAGTCATCAATGACATCCGTATCGGTAGTGTCGTAAGAAATGGTGATATCTCCATAATCAATGAAGTATATTGCATTCAGTCCTCCAACTACGTCTTTACAGGGTTCTTTTCTACCTTTTGTTAAATCACAAGCCATATTATAAGG